GACGGCCCGGTCCAGGTCTCGAACTCCGGCGGCGCGCTGCCGGCCGGCCTGACGGCAGCCACCGACTACTGGGTGATCCGCATCGACGCGAACACCTTCTACCTCGCGACCTCGCTCGCGAACGCGCTGGCCGGCACGTTCCTCCTGATCACCACGGACGGTACCGGGACCCAGACGCTGTCGGACACCTCCTCGACGGTGAGCCCGAACCTCGGTCTCAAGGTGACCGGCGACGCGGCCGGCAACTGGTTCGCGCTCGGCCCGCAGGACCCGGCCGACTGGTCCGAGTTCGCGATGGACCACGCCGACCCGGGGATCGCGACCGACTACGCGGCGATCCTGAACTACGACTCCGACTTCTACGTCGTGATGACGGCGTACAACTCGAACGCCTACGTCAACGCGCTGTCAGCGGCGATCGAGGCCGGCGGGTCCCAGCAGTACTGGGTCGACGTGCCGGAGACCGACGCGGCGACGACCTCGACCGGCAACAGCGACACCCTGGACGACCTCAAGTCGCAGGCAGGCAACCGCACGCTGTACTCGCGGTACCGCGACCCGGCGGAGATGTTCTCTGCCGCGTGGGCCAGCGTCTTCAGCGCCTACGCGCCCGGCCAGGTCAACCCGAAGGGCAAGACGCTCGCCGGGATCCCGGTGGACGTCCACACCTCGACGCAGCGCTCGAACCTCGTGGCGCGGGCGGCGAACTTCTACGAGACCGCGTTCGGGCGCGCGATCACGAACGACGGCCGGATCCCCGGCTCGTACAAGTGGATCGACGTCACCCGGAACGTGGACTGGATCGTGTCCGCCCTCGGCGCGGCGCTGTTCGACACCATGTTCGGCGGGCCGATCACCGGCTACGACGACGAGGACCTCGCGAAGTTCGAGGGCTCGATGCGCGGCTTCGCCGACCTCGCGGTCGAGCAGGGCGTGTTCGTCAAGGGCACGACCTCCGTGTTCGTGCCGAAGTCGGCCGACATCGCCGCGGCCGACAAGGCGCTGCGCGAGCTGCCGGGCCTCAAGGTGTCCGGCGAGCTGCGCGGCGCCGTGAACAAGACCATCGTGACCGTCTCGCTGACCTTCTGAGGACCTGAAACGTGAAGAACTACTCTTTCAAGAAGGTCGTCCTGACCCTGGGCCCGTTCCGGGTCCGGGGCTTCATGGCCGGGAGCTCGATCGCCGTGGACCAAGACGAGGACAAGTACACGAAGGACACCGGCGCCGACGGCGAGGTCGCCCGCGTCGAGTCCGCGAACGAGGGTGGGTCGATCACGGTCACCCTGCAGCAGACCAGCCCGTCGAACGACGAACTCCAGGCGATCCTCGACGGCGGCACCGTCTATCCCCTCCAGCTGAAGGACCTGAACGGGACGACCCTGCACAGCGCGCGCGAGGCGTGGCCGACGAAGGTCGCCCCGAACGACTGGGCGAAGGAGTTCAACGGGCGCGTCTGGAAGCTCGACTGCGCCAAGCTCAAGCAGTACGTGGGCGGCGGGCTCGTCTAAGCGGCCGCCCGGAAGGGAGGCCGCGTGGCCCGGACCGAGAAGACCCAGGACATCGACGGCGTCAAGTACACCGCGACCCAGCTGCCGCCGCTGACGGCGTTCCCGCTGTGGCTGCGGGTGTCGACGCTCCTGACCTCCGTGCTGGGGAGGGTCGACCTGCGCGAGCTCGCCTCCGGCAAGCTCGACCCGGCGTCGGCCATGGTGCTGGTCTCCGCGCTGCGCGACGACGAGCGCCTGATCCCGGACCTGCTGGCGAGCGTGAGCTGCACGGTCGGCAAGGGCAAGGGCCAGGAGATCCTCGACCTCGACTCCGACGAGGCGATCAACCGGGCGTTCGCTGGTGAGCTGGCCCGGATGGTCAAGGTCGCGGTGTTCGCGGGGACGGTGAACTTCGCCGGCCCTTTCGCCGAGCTGTTCGGTGGTCTCACCGAGCAAGCGGAGAAGCTGGCGGAGGAGCTGGAGAGGCCGGACCCGGGGATCCCGATCGCGGCGGCGAGCCGGGGGTCCGACTAGCCGTCGATCCCGAGGTCGACGCGAGCTGGCAGATGTTCGAACTCATCGACGCAGGGTGGATGATGCTGGACGCGATCGACCGCGTGTCGATCGACGACGTCCAGCTCGCGCACCGCGCGCTCTCCGAGCTGCGCCGCGGCCGCGCGCTGATCACGAGGAGCCGCTAGGTGGCGACCGGCGTGTCCATTGCGGACCTGTTCGCCGCGGTGAAGTTCCCCGTCGACCTCGCGTCGATGCGGAAGGCGGAGACCCAGATCCAGCGGTTCCAGCGGGTGACCCAGCGCCGGCTGGACAACCTGCGCCCGCCCCGGATGGAGATCGCCAAGTTCGGCGACGCGGCCGACCGCGTGATGGGCAAGGTCGCGGCGTTCGGACTCCGCTGGGGCAAGGTCGGCGCGCTGGCCGCGGGCACCGGCGCCGCGCTGGCGGCGAAGGACGCACTCGACTTCGACGCCGCGCTGACCGACCTGGCGGTGTCGAGCGGCGGGGCGATCGGCAACATCGAGGCATTTCGTAAGAAGACCCTCGGGGTTTCGACCGCGACCGGGCTGGCGAAGGAGGACGTCCTCGGCATCGCGAAGTCGTACGTCACCCTGACCGGCGACAGCAAGACGGCCGCCGACCAGCTCGGGTCGTTTGCCCGGGTCGCGTTCGGGCAGAAGGCGACCGCCGAGGACGTGGCCGCGTCCGCCGCGGCGATGGCCCAGCAGTTCGGGATCGCCGGCGACCAGTTCGAGCGCGGCTTCAGCATCCTGTCGGCCCAGGGCAAGGCCGGCAAGGTCGAGCTGCGCGACATCGCCTCGCTGACCGCGTCGCTCGGCGCCGCGTTCAAGCCGTTCGGCAAATCGCAGGGCGTCGGGGGCCTCGCGACGCTCGGCGCGTCCTTCCAGGTCGCGGCGCGGAACTTCGGCGACGCGAGCGAGGCGGCGACCGGACTCGAGTCGTTGATGGCGTCGGTCCAGAAGCACGCCGAGAACCTCCGCAAGAAGGGCGGGGTCAAGGTCTTCGAGGAGGACGGCAAGACGCTCAAGCCGCTCCTGCAGATCGTCGACGAGATCTCGTCGAAGAACTTCAGCGGCGAGCAACTGTTCAAGCTGCTCGGCCGCCAGGAGGCGGTCGCCACCTTCCGCGCGCTGCGGGACAACCGCTCGGAGGTCGACGCGCTGACGCGGTCCCTCGAGAACGCGAACGACGTGCAGGAGGACTTCAACCGGCGCAGCGCGTCGTCTAGCGCCCGCACCGCGCGCGCGTGGAACGGGTTCAAGAACTCGATCAGCGCGGCATTCACCCCCGAGCGCATGGAGAAGATCGCGGCCGGCGCCGAGTTCTTCTTCGAGCACCTGCTCGCCCTGGCGAAGGTGATCAAGCTGGCGTTCGAGGCGGTCGCCGGCGCGATCATGGACGTCGGCCACGCGGCCGCCTGGGTCGGGAAGCAGGTCGGCGGCTTCATCAGCGCGCCGGACCAGGCGCCCGTCCTCAAGGAGCTGTTCAAGAGTAAGTCGGATCGGGACGTCGCCGCGGCCGCGCGCGGCGGAGACCTCACGGCCCGCGCCGAGGTCGGGCGGCGGGGGCAGGAGCGCGCGCAGGGTGCCCTCGCGCGGGCGCAGCCGTTCACCGACGCTACGGTCACGTGGGCGAAGGTCGCGGCAGAGAAGCAGGCTGGGGGCGGCGGGGTGACGAACAACTTCACGATCAACGCGACCCAGATGGACCCGAAGCAACTGGCGGGGGAGATCGACCGGCGCGTCGGGCGGACCTGGGACGACAAGATGCGCGAGGCGGCGGGGCCCTGATCCATGCTGAAGATCGACGGCTATACGATCGACGCGGAGATCCTCGGCGAACCGCAGTACGAGAACGTCCTCGCCGACTTCCCGGTCGAGGAGGGCGAGGACCGCACCGACCACGCCTACGCGACGCCGCTGATGTTCGACGTCGAGGGCGTTGTCTCCGACAGCCCGCTCGGCGCGGTCGCGGTCGCGCGCGAGCAGTTCACGCTGATCGACGGCGAGGCGTTCGCGCGTCCGTCCGACGAGGCCCGCGCGAAGCTGGTCTCCCTGTGGAAGTCGCGGCTGCCGGTCACGATCGAGTCCGCCACCGGCACCTACCAGAACATGGTTCTAGTCAGGCTGTCGCCGCCGCGGGACAAGAGCACCGGCAAGGCGCTCCGCTTCCGCGCCACCTTCCGCCAGGTCACCTTCACCACGTCCGACCGCAGCTCAGCGCGGATCGAGCTTCCGCGCGCGAAGGGAAAGAAGAACCTCGGCTTCAAGGACGCGCTGCAGGCGATCAAGAACGTCACCGGCGTCGACTTCAGCGTCCCGATCACGTCCACGGCCGAGAACAAGGCGGGCCGGATCACGAGCTCGACGCTGACGACCGCGCCGCCGGCGCCGTCGGACTCCTTCACGGAGGAGACCTCGTCGCTGGCGTCCCGCCGCCCGGTCCGGGTGGGCGGCTCCGGCTTCCGCACGCCGCTGGCGACCGGCGGGGAGGGCTTCTGACGTGGCCCGCGCCCTGCCACTCGAGCCGTCGACTCCGTCGTACCGCGTGGCGACCAGCCTCGAGGGGAAGACCTTCCTCCTCGACGTCCACTGGAACGACCGCGACGGGGCCTGGTACTTCGACCTCCTCGAGGCTGACGAGACCCCGGTCCGCTACGGGATCAAGATCGTCCTCGGCGCGCTGCTCGGCGGGCGCGTCGTCAAGAAGTCGATGCCGCCCGGCTACCTGCGGGCGTCCGACCTGTCGGGCGAGGGCCGCGAGGCGATGCTCGACGACCTCGGGACCCGCGTCGTCGTCTACTACTTCACCAGGGACGAGCTCGGCCTCCTGCCGTGACTGACCGCGTCTACCTCAGGGAGGCGGCGCTGACGATCTCCAGGGTCGTCGACGGCGACTACTTCGCCCGCGTCGACACCACCCGGATCACCGGGCTGCGGATCTCGTTCTCGGTGGTGCGGACCCTAGACCGCGAGCCGAACGACTGCTCGATCAGCGTGTGGAACTTGAACGCGACCACGCGGGCTCAGCTGCAGGCCCGCCCGCTGATCGTGACGCTGGACGCGGGGCACGACGGCCGCCTCGAGCGGGTGTTCTCCGGCGACCTGTACTGGGTGTCTGACCCGCCGAAGCTCGGGTCGGCGGACCAGGAGACGCGCCTGCAGGTGAAGGACGGCGGTCGCGCCTACCAGCACGCGCGCGTCCTGCGCTCGTACGCCGGGGGCGTCACCGTGCGCGCCGCGCTCGCCGACGTCGCGCGGTCCATGGGACTCGCCCTCAAGCTGACGTCCGCGGCCGAGGCCGCGCTGCGCGCCCAGTTCGCGGGCGGCACCGTGCTGGACGGACCGTCTCGCGATCAGATGTCGCGCCTGCTGGCGCCGTACGACCTGCGCTGGTCGATCCAGGATGGACAGCTGATCGTCCTCGGCGCGAAGGAGTTCCGCGCGTCGCAGCCCGTGAAGGTCTCGCAGGAGACCGGCATGATCGGGTCGCCGGAGGAGGGCGTGCCGGACAAGGAGGGCGAGCAGCCGGTCATCACGGTGCGCGCGCTCCTGCAGCCGCGCAGCCTGCCGGGCGACGTCGTGCACGTCTTCTCGCGACGGATCCGCGCGCGCATCCGCGCCGACCGGGTCGCCCACGACGGTGACACCCACGGAGACACGTGGCAAACTACGTGGGAGGGTAAGTACCTGTGACCACCCCGAGCCTCAAGACCTTGATGTCAAAGGAGATCGGCGAGCACCTCGCCGGGGTGAACACCTCCGTGCCCGGGATCGTGGTGAGCTACGACGCGGGATCCGGCCGCGCGTCCGTGCAGCCGGCCGTGCGCCGCGGCTACCGGGACGCCTCGGGGACGCGCCGCGTCGAGCGCCTGCCGGTCGTCAACGGGGTCCCGGTGGCGTTCCCCGGCTGCCGGTCCGGCTGGGTCAAGTTCCCGATCGCGCCCGGCGACGAGGTCCTGCTAGTCGTCGCGTCGGCCGCGCTGGACCGCTGGGCGCAGGGGAGTGGCGGCGAGGTCGATCCCGGGGACGACAGGCGCCACGCGCTCGGCGACTGCGTCGCGGTCCCGGCCGTGTTCCACGCGCACGACGGCGCGTCGCCGATCATCGAGTTCACCAGCGGCGGGGAGATCCGCGCCGGCGGCTCGGCGCAGCTCGCCACGAAGGCGGACATCGACGCGATCCGTACGTGGCTGGTGAGCCACGTGCACGTGGTGCCGGGCGCCGTCGGCGGCGGCGCCGGGCTGACCACTTCGACGGCGGCGCTCACCCCGCCCGTCATCAGCGGCACCGCCGTCCTGAAGGGGTCCTGACGTGGCCGTCCGCCTGATCACCGACCCGGTCGACGCGAAGCTGGACGAGTTCGGCGACTTCGTCATCGAGCGCGGCGATTTCGTCTTGACCCGCGGTCTCGAGGCGGTCGCGCAGGCGGTCGCGATCCGCCTGCGGCGTGTCCGCGGCGAGCGGATCCTGGACCTCGACGAGGGGATCCCGCTCTTGTCGGGCAGCGGGGTCGCCTACGAGGACGCGCTCCTCGAGCAGCCGTTCGACGAGGACAAGTGGCGCGCGGCCTACCGCGAGGAGGCCCTCAAGGTGGACGACGTCCTCGCCGTCAAGCAGCTCGACGTGGCGCACGACGGCGTCACCCGCGAGGTCGAGGTCTCGATGACGCTGTCGACCGAGTTCGGCGACACGCAGGTCACGGTGGGGGGCTGAGATGACGACCTACGGACTCACAGAAGACGGCTTCCACCTCAAGCCGCTCGACGTGATCGCCCAGGCGGTCCGAGACCGGATCAACGTGGCGATCGGCATGGTGCCCACAGGGGCGCTCGGCGACGTGATCGACTCGGTGGCGATCGGCTACAGCGAGCTCTGGGAGCTGACCGAGGGCGTCAACGCGGCCCAGGACCCCGACGCCGCGGTCGGCGCGCAGCAGGACGCGGTCTGCGCGATCACCGGGACGAACCGCGAGCCGGACCGGCCCAGCGAGGTCGACCTGACGCTGACTGGCACCCCGACGACGCTCGTGATCGCGGGCAGTCAGGCGTCCGCCCTCAGCACCGGGATCGTGTTCGAGACCCTGGACGACGCCACGATCGCGAGCGTCCCGGCCTACCAGACCTCGCACCTCTACTCGACCGTCGGCGACCGGGTGACGAACGTCAGCCGCGTGTACCAGGTGATCACGGCCGGCACCAGCTCGAGCGGGTCTGGCAGCCCGACGACGACCTCGCAGGACATCACGGACGGCACCGTGCACTGGCGGTACGTCGGCGAGGGGACCGGCGCGGTCGACGTGGCCGCGCAGACGACGGAGGACGGTCCGCTCGTCGCGGCCGCGGGCGACGTCTCGGTGATCGTGACCCCGGTGTCCGGTTGGCAGACCGTCGTCAACCTGCTCGACGCCGACGTCGGGGCAGACGTCGAGACGAACGAGGACCTGCGCGTCCACCGCGAAGACGAATTGTTCCGCGAGGGCGAGGGGTCCGTCGACGCGATCCGCGCCACGCTGCTCGATGTCGAGGGCGTCACCGCGGCGACCGTGTTCCATAACCCGACCGACGTGACGGACGGGAACGGGCTGCCGCCGCACTCGGTTCGGGCGCTGGTGACCGGCGGCGCCGACCAGGACATCTTCGACGCGCTCCTCTCCGTGGTCGCGGCCGGCATCCGGCAGGACGGCGTCGTCACCGGCACCGCCGAGGACGACGAGGGGAACGACCAGCCGTGCGCGTTCACCCGGCCGGACGAGATCGAGATCTACGTGGTCGTGAACCTCACCTATGACGCGGACGTCTACCCCGCCGACGGGAACGACCTCGTCGAGGCCGCGCTCGTCCTGTACGGCGACGGCCAGAAGACCGGCCGCGACGCCGTCTCCGCGGCGCTGTCGGCCCGCGTGTTCGACGTCGCGGGCGTGCTCGACGTCCCCAGCCTGTACATCGGGCTGGCGCCGGCGCCGTCCTCTAGCGTGACCATCCCGATCGCGCTCGACGAGATCGCGACCTACGATACTAGCAGAATTACGATCGTTTCTACTCCTGGAACACCCTGACATATGATGCTAGTCGCTCTAACGTTTCAGCGCTGTCTTGCACAAAGCCCAGTGCCGAGTTGCATCCGAAGCAAAGGATCGCGCGTGTTTTCCCGGTGGCGTGGTCGTGATCAATATGATCGGCTCGCTTTCGTCGGTGCAGCCCTTCTAGCGGGCGCTTGCAGCCCGCGCACGTCCACAATTGCGCCAGATACATTGACGCCAGCCACTGAAGATCGACGCCGTACTCACAGCGGATTCGATGTTCCATATGACGCCACCACCCTCGCTCGGTTGACCGCAGCCTTCGTTGTCGATCTGCCGCCTTTTTCCGAGACTCTGGTTCGCGTCGTTTGCGCGCCTCTGCTGCACGCCGCTCAGGCGCGTTCCGCCACAGCTGATAACAATGTTTGCACCAGTGAGCTCGACCGTCTGGGCGACGTGTCGACCGGTAGAACTCGTCCGCCGGTTTCTCTTGGCGGCACCGCCCGCAAAACTTCATCTGTTCACCGTGACACTTTTACGTTGTCACGTCAAATCGTGAGCGCGACGCCGGGGACCCCGTGAGTCTGACCAAGATCACGGACCACGCCGAGCGCCACCTCGCCCGGCTGAGCTACCAGTTCCGCGGGAAGCCCTTCATCGAGGGGATCCTGGGGGCGTTCGCGGCCGAGGCGCAGGAGATCGAGGACGCGCTCTGGCAGCTGCTCGTCGAGCGCTCGATCGACGCCGCCGTCGGGCTGCAGCTCGACGTCCTCGGCAGGATCGTCGACCAGCCCAGGAACGGCGCGGTCGACGGCGTCTACCGCAAGATGATCCGCACGAAGGTCCTGGTCAACCGGTCGACCGGGCGCGTCCGCGACCTGATCCTGGTGACCCGGGCGGCGCTGGCCGGCGCGACCTTCTCGGTGCAGGTCGACCAGCAGGGCGTCGCCTCGGTCGTCGTCCGCGTGCTCGGCTACTCGGTCGTCGACGCGGACGCCGCGCTCCTGATCGGGTTCCTCCGAGACGCCACGAAGGCGGGCGTCCGGGTGATCCTCGAGACGCTGTCGAGCGGGCTCGAGGCCGGCGCGTTCACGTTCGCGATCGCCGCCTTCCTGGCGGGCTCGCACTCGTCCGGCGCCACGACGCTGACCGTCGGGTCGACCTCGGGGTTCCCCGACACCGGCAGCCTCGACCTCGACGTCGCGCTCGGGGTGCAGGAGACCGTCACGTACACGGGACGCACGGCCACGACCTTCACGGGCGTGTCTGCGACGACACAGACCCACGGCGACGGGGCCGCGGTCACCCTGAGCGGGTCGCCCGGCCTGGGGTTCGGCGACCATAACAACGCGGCCACCGGTGGACAGCTGACCGGCGCGTGGGAGGAGGTCGCCTGATGACGACCCGCAAGACGCTGGACCAGACGGTCTTCGACGTGGCAACGCTGGCTAGTGCGCTCAGCACCGCGCGCGGAGACGTGTCGGTCCTGAAGCAGCAGCTCCTGCGGCTCACCAGCCGCACCACCGGGATCTTCGCCGATGGCAACGGCAACGTGGCGATCGGTGGCGTGCTAACGCTCGGTGGCATGGTGATCGGGGGTTTCACGGTCCCGGCCGGACTGCTCGAGCGAGTACTCTTCACGATCGCTGACGGCAGCACGGCTGGACTGCAGGCCGCGATCATCGCCCAGCTCACCGCGGCTCGCCGCGGGATCGGCGGTCAAATCCGACTCAGCAAGGCCGCGGTGGTGGACGCCGCCACGATCCTGATCGAGAGCGCGGACAATCAGACCCTGGCGGGCGAGGGACAATACGCGACCCAGCGGACCTGGAGCGGCGGGCCGACAAATGTGCCGTGGTTCAAGGGAGACCAGCTACGGGCGCTCGACATGGGCGACCTCCGGCTGACCGCTGCCAGCGCGCTGCAGGAATTCATTCGTCTGCAGGACGACGAAACCGACCCGACTGACCCGGGGGCCGTCTATGCCGTCAACCGACGATCGACTCAGGACCTTCTCCGCCGAATGCAGCTCGACGGCGCGGGGCTCGCCGATTACGGCGTGCGGCTCTATCAGGGCCACCCGCTAGCCGGCAAGAACGATCACCACCGTTTCGCGGACCTCACGGTCGACGGCTGCCTACAGGGCTTCGTGATCGAGGGGCAGGCCGCGACCTCGAACGTGATCGACAAGTGCCTCGTTCGCCACTCGATCGGCGCCGCTGGCGGCCGACACGGCCTCTTCGGCGTGCGCACCGGCATCCTGCCCGACGACCCGCGCAGGGGCACCACTTCCGGGGTGACTGACCTGCACGGAGCCACGGCGTGGGACCCGCTCGCCGGCAACGGTGGGACGTTCCGCATGTACGGAGGCGAGCTCGACGACTCGGACATCGCCGCCATCTACCTCGATAGCCGCAACGGGGTGAACCTGATCGACGGGGTCAACATGGAGGGCAACTCGCGCCTCTTGATCACCTCTTCGCCCAGCCCGGCGACCAGCCTCAACGCGGCCGTGATCCGCGCCAGCAAGTTCATCATCAACACCGACATCGCGCACGATTTGGAGGTGATCCAGCACCTCGGGCAGGGGCCGCTCGTCATCGACGGCTGCCAGTTCGGGCTCGCGACTGCGCCTAAGGAACTGCGGTTCTACGCCTACTCGCCGCGCAGCTTCATCGGCTGGCGGTTTACCGGCTGCGAGATCTCCTCGCCCTACGTGCACGGGCACTTCTCGGGGTTGTACCCCGACGACACCGCCGGCTCTTACAGTCAGGATGCCAGTGGCGAGCCTACCCCGCTCCTGCACCCCTGGGACGGGCCCGGTCGCGCGGTACCGTATACGGCCGAGCAATGGACGTCGATCAACCACGACGTGCCCGATCAATGGTGGGCCTGCCAGGAGGGCCGCGGGACCATCACCCCGACGTCGGTGGACGCGACGGCGAACACTCTGGCGGTCGCGAACCACGCCAGGTACACCGGAGACGGGCCGTTCAACACGATCACCACCGGCACGTTGCCCGGCGGTCTAGCCGCCAGCACTGACTACTGGCTGATCCGCGCAGACTCGGACACGCTGAAGCTGGCATCGTCGCAGGCAAACGCGCTCGCCGGTACTGCGATCGACCTGTCGTCCGCCGGGACCGGCACGCTGTCCCTAGTTCACGGTGACCGCGAGGCGGTCTACTCGCTGAGGAAGTTCGCCCCGCGCCTCGACTTCGTGCTCAACGCGGCCTCGCCGTCGGTGGAGCCCGACGACTTCCCCGTCCTCGGCGTTCGCCGGACCTACCCTGGTTTCGCGGTCACCAGCGTCGATCACACGACCGAGCAGGTCACGCTCGCGGGCCACGGGCTATGGACCGGGGACGGCCCGTACTACCTGACGACCACCGGCACGCTGCCGACCGACCTCGCCGCCGACACGCCGTACTGGATCATCAAGGTCGACGCGTCGACTTTCAAGCTCGCCACTTCGCTGGCGAACGCGATGGCCGGCACGGTCAAGACGTTCAGCTCGAACGGGTCCGGGACCCTATCGGTCGGCGGGAAGTGGGATGGTTACTGGATCCAGTACGACTCGACCGTCGGCCAGACGCTGTCGTGGAACGACACCCAGAAGTTGATCTTCCCCGACGAGCAGTCGATCGCGGTGGACCTCCTGGTCGACGTCACCGGAAAAAGCGTCGAGGGGATGCTGCTGGCGCTCGGTCTCGGCGGGACTACCGGCCTGAACGTGCGCATCACGACCGCCGGCAAGATCAAGATATGGTGCCAGTCGACGTCCGCAACCGGAGTCGTCGACTACACCACCAAGGGGCCGACGCTGATCCGGGTCGTATACGACAAGCGGCGCCGGCGCTGCTTCGTCGTCACGCCGCACGAGTCCTTCTCCGTGTCCTACGGCGACGCGCCCGGGCATACACAGCAGGAGGGGATCGGGTCGACCTCGGGCACGCTCGAGTCATTCACCGGCTTCCTTCGCCACGCCGCGATCTGGTTCAGGACGAAGGCCGAGCGGATCGGGAACGACCTCAGCCGGCGCGGGTTCCTGCCGAAGGCCGGCGAGACGATCCCGATGTTCCCGGCGGGCGGACTGGCGGGACTGCGCCTGGCCTACGCCTCGGCCAGCACCGCCACGATCGCGGCCGGGCGCTGCCGGTCCGACGACGACGCCGGCGACATCGTCGTAGGCGCCTCGCTGACGCTCGACATCACGACGTCGGGCGCGGGGGGGCTCGACACGGGGTCGGAGGCGTCCAGCACCTGGTACGCGGTCCACGTGATCGACGACTCGACCAAGAGGAACGCGCCGGCGGCGCTCGCCTCGACGAGCTCGAGTGCACCGACCATGCCGTCCGGCTACGATCGCAGGCGCCTCGTCGGCTGGCTGCGAAATGACGGAAGCTCGAACTTCCTGCACTTCTCGCTGCAGGGCAACGGGACGACCCGCAGGATCACCTACGACGAGGCTCGCAGCGTGCTGCAGGTCCTCACCGGCGGTTCGGCTACCACGTTCACGGACCAGAGCCTCGCCGCGCTGGTCCCGCCGACCTCGTTGCACGCGCGCCTGATGCTGGGGCTGCAGGTCCCGACGACCGGCGGCGCTGCGAGCAACGTGCTCGACCTGCGCCCGAACGGGGCCAACAGCTCGGATGGACCCTGGACCTTCGGCCCGGGGATCCTCCTGCCCGACGGTGGGCAGGGGATGCGCGGGTGGGTCGCGGACGTCCCGACCGACGCGAGTCAAGTGATCGAGTACCGCGTCTCGGACGCGGACGACGACGCGGACATCTGGGTCCTGGGTTACGAACTCGAACTGTGATGCTAGGATAGGAGCGCTTCCGTGGCCACGAAACCAACCAACACGATCGACTGGACGCCGTCCGGAGGCGCCGTCGTCGAGCCCACCAGCGGGCTCAAGGCGGCCGGCTACGCGCCGGCGCAGCGCCCGCCCGCGCAGTACTTCAACTGGTACTGGAAGCTCGTCACCGACTGGACCAAGTACCTCAGCGACGGGGCACTGGCCGGGGCGCTCGCGCTCACGTCCGACATCTCGCCGACCGACACCGGCACGCTCACCGACTACAACCCGACCGGCTGGGGGTCTGGGTCGACGGGCGCGCAGGTGATCCGTTGGAACGGGGCCAGCCCCGCGTCGCTCACGTCGCTCGCCGGCGGCGCCGACGGACGCCTCGCCGTGATCGAGAACGTCAACGCGTCGAACGGGCTGACGATCAAGAACGACGACGGCGCGACCGGCACCGCGGCGAACCGGATCTACACCCCGGAGGAGCAGGACCTCGGGCTCGTCAAGCAGACCGCCGCGCTCCTGATCTACGACGCGACCTCGTCACGCTGGCGCGTGGTCGGGACGAGTGGGAGGATCCGACGGCTCCGCACGATGCAGCTGGGGTACTCGCTCGGCATCAACGTCGACCTCAGCACCTGGACCTACGTCTCCGACTACATCAAGCCCACGGCTTCGGGGAGCTGGTTCATTCCGATGCCGCTCATGGCGGGCGCGACCATCAAGGAGATCCGGGTCCGCGTGCAGCGGTCGACGGTGCAGACCTTCCTGATCACCCCGACGAAGACGACTGACGGGTCGTCCGCCGACATCGCGACGGGCCAGACGACGTCGACGGCTTCGGTCGTCTGGGTCACGCACACGTTCTCCGGCCTGAGCGACACGGTCGCGTCCGGCAAGGAGTACAAGGTGATCATCGCCGCTTCCGGCAGCGATGCGAACCTGCGCATCGGGCACGTCGAGGTCGACTACCTCGAGCCGTGATCAGAGCCCGGCGTCGTCCAGCGCGTACTCGACGAGGTTGACGCTGACGCCCCACTCCTGTCCGGAATGGTCCGCGTCCGGGTCGCCGTCTCGCTCGAAGAGGGCCCAGTGCAGGGCCTCGTGCGCGAGCGCGGTCTGGTGGAAGGTCGGACGCCGCGCCAGCTGGATCTCGGCGGCGTCGCCCCCCAGCGACGGGACCCAGGTTCGACCGACCTCGCACCACCCGGTGTCCTCTCCGTAATCCAGGCAGTCGCCGGAGAACCAGCGGACGGGCGGCAGCTCGCCGACGTCGAAGTCGAGCCGAGCGGACCACTCGGCGACCACGATCGCCTCGGCGAGCTCGGCGCCGGCGGGCGGGACGACCTCGGGGTTGTCCGGGGACGGCACCCCGCAGCCGGTTAGGAAGACGATCAGGGCAAGGGCTCTCATCCCCTCATCCTGGGGCCGGGGCCGGCCCGGGCGCAAGCCACGACCGGTGCCGGGGAGGACGATTCGTGGCATACTTGTTGCCGTGACGGACCCGAAGGCCCGGCGGAGGCGCCTGATCAAGGTCGCCGCCCTCGCGGGCGGCGCGCTGGCGATCCTGTGCCACTTCGTCCCACCCGACTACCAGGACGCTTGCCGCGCCGTGATCAAGGCCACGTCGACCCTCGTCTCAGGAGGCTGCTCGTGACTCAGAAGACCCGATCGATCGTCGGGGCCGGCTTCACTGCCGCCCTCGTGCTCTTGACCGCGCTCGTCTCGTTCGTCGCCACCGCGCACGCCGCGACCGGCGCGGAGGTCGCGACGGAGTCCGTGCTGGACCAGGCCCGCCCGATCTTCGACGCCGTGATGGCCGGGCACTACTGGTACGCGGCGGCGGCCGCGCTGGTGCTCCTGGTGGCGCTGGTGCAGCGCTACGGCGAGCGCGCCCCGCTGGTCGGCAAGTACCTCGCCTGGACCAAGTCCAGCTGGGGGACGCCGCTCCTGGTCATCCTGGCGTCGACCGGCGGCGCGCTGGCGACGGCGCTGGCCGCCGGGGCCTCGCCGAGCCTGGCGATGCTGTGGGCCGCGCTAGGCATCGGCGCCGGCGCCATCGGCAGCCACAAGCTGATGAAGGAGGTAGGGGCCCCGATGCTCCGCGCGCTGCAGGGCAAGCTGCCCGCGTGGGCGCAGCTGCCCCTCTCCCTGGTGCTCTGGGTCTTCGAGCGGCCCGACCGGGTCGCGGAGGCGGAGGCCGCGGGGAAGACGGCGGTCGACGCGGCCCCGTCGACCGGGATCGACGGGGTCCTGGGCAAGCCGAAGGAGCTGCCGTGAGGCACGCCTGCGCCGCCGTCGCGCTGGTCCTGTGCGTCCTCCTCGGGGCGCGCGCCGCGGCCGAGCCGATCCACACGAGGTCGCGGGCCTCCTGCACGACGGAG